GGTCTAGCACTTAACCTCAGAGCATACGACTTTGTATCTCAAGAGATAAGAGCAGCAGAAGATCCAGAGTTTGAAACTTTCTACACTAAGAATATACTTCTTAATGAAGGTATGAGAGCATGGATGTCATCTGTTGACCAACCACATGAGAACTTTGTGTTCCCAGAGGAAGTATTACCTCGTGGTAACGCACTATAAATACGACTGAGACCTTTCGTGTGTCTCTACAGTCGGAACACCCTCAGACCTCTACATAGTAGGGGTCTTTTTTATGACATGGACTTTGACCAGCAATTACGAACAGAACACCTGCTACTTGAAGATAGGGTATGCAGAGTATGTAAAATCAAAAAAGGACTGCTTGCAGACTTCTACAGGTGCAGGAGAGATCCTAGTTTGACATCTTCATACTCTTATGAGTGTAAACAATGTACTCTAGAGAGAGTGAGAAAGAAATATGAGATTGGTACATGTATAATATGTGATAAAGAAAAACAAAAGTTAGAAAAGAATATTTGTAGGAAATGCAGTAAAGGTATTAAATTTTTTGATGCTAGTTCCGAAACTTTACAAAGAGTAATAATATATTTAAATCAGCAAAAAGACACTTCAAGTTGACACTCTAAACTAAATATCGTATAATAAAACCCTAATCAATTATTCTTTATGGAAGATTACGAAAAGGAACACATCAACGATTTGTGGGAAGACATGGATCGTTTGAATTCTTTGTATGAAGAACTTATGTGGCACCATGAAGACGTTCTTGAGTTTGTACCTGATTATAAAAATAATATAATTATAATCAAAAATAAGTCAGCAGAATTAGATTAGTTAAATAGTTTTTTAAATACTAACAAATGAATTTTACAGTTTATTCAAAAACAGGATGTCCTTATTGCGAAAAGATTGTAGATGTGCTAGAATTAGCACAGTTATCACACAGAATTTATACTCTCGATGTTGATTTTAACAAAGATAGTTTTTATAATGAGTTTGGTAATGGAACAACATTTCCACAAATTGTCGTAGATGGAAAAAAATTGGGAGGATGTAGTGAGTCAATCAAATATCTCCAAGAAAAAGCAATCCTCTGATATACCTATAAATAGAGGTGTAGAATTAATACTTGCTGAAGGAGGGATACCGAAGTCTCAAAGGGTTAAACCATTTGGTATAAGGTTTGACAAAATCATTTCTATTTTAAAAAGAGAAATGCACATAACTTTTGAGTTTTCTTTTAAATTTACTAAAAAACAAAAAAGTAGTGGAGAAGTGTCATGTCAGAAACGTTAGTAGTTACTCTAACAATCACGACAGTAACGTCGTTACTTTCACTTTTAGTCGGAGGTGTCATAGGATGGATTGTAAGGCAAGCTACTTACGAATCATCATCACCACAAATGGTGTACGGACATCCAGAAATGTTTGATGAAAATGGTAATCTTATCCCTGATGAAATTGTAGCCTTGAGGTTTGAAAAAAATGACAACAATGAAGAAACCGAGGAAGACGACTAAGAGAGCGTCTACTCCCATAGAAGACCTTCCACCAAATCCTTTTGCATTTGAAGTTCTGAATGTAGTTTGCAAACAGAGAACAACTGCAAAGAAGGTGGAAGCACTTAAAAAATTTGAACATGCTTCATTGAAAGCATTATTCATATGGAACTTTGATGATACAGTTATATCAATGTTACCACCAGGCGAAGTTCCTTATTCAAGTTTGAAAGATGAACAAAACACTAGTGGAACTTTGAGCACTAGGATCGATCAGCAGAGTTCTAGTATGAGATTTAATAATACTGTGAATGCTAATCAAGGTTTTACCACTCTTCGTAGAGAGTATACAAAATTGTATAATTTTATTCGAGGTGGAAATGATCAGTTGAATGGTCTTCGCAGAGAGACTATGTTTATCCAAATTCTTGAAGGACTGCATCCATTAGATGCAGAGATTTTATGTTTGGTGAAGGATAAATTACTTCAAACAAAATATAAACTTACTAGGCAAACTATATCAGATGCATATCCAGACATTACTTGGGGAGGAAGATCATGACCTTTGACATCATACATAAAGACTGTGATCAGAAATTATCAAAAGATAGAAAACTACCAAAGGATTCTTTTTTGATAGTTTATAAAGAAAAAGATAAGGTTAAATATGACATCACTAGATCAGTATCTCAAGTAGAATTGTTTAATTATTATTATGATAATTTTGGAGAGGTCATTAGTATCTCTTGGACAGATGGTATAGTTGATCCTAAAACTTATATGAATGCTAAAGCAGTTTCACCTAAGAAAGCACCAGAAAGAAAAAAAAGAAAAAGAGAGGACAGGAAAGATGGATAAGGGTGATTTAAACGTTAATCTAGATCTAGATGAGTTGGGTCCAATCAAAAAACAATATAAAAAAATCAAAAGATATATGAAATCTTCTATCTATGAAGTTAGAATGATGAACGGGACAGAGAAAACCGTAACTAATTTGTTAAAAGAAAACGAAAGTGTAACAAAAAATACATAACTGCTTGACTATATAATGAGGGTATGCTAACATACCTTTACGTTCATCCTCCAAAGGAGGACGCAAGTAAGCCGACACGGAACGGGTTCGTTCATCCCTTCGGGGACGCAAATGCCGACTGAAGGAACGGTCTAAACAACCTCATCCTACAGGAGAAAACCGATGGCACAAGTCACATACCGTGGTATCAAGTATGATACCAACAGAAACAAAACTCAGCAGACTAACAAGGTCGATCTAACTTACCGTGGTGTAAGTCAAAAGAAAGAACTTACAAGTGTTAAATGATTGTAACTTTTGAGATTTTGGTAGCATCTGCTATCTTTCTCACAATCATAAACGCTGAGATTCAGTTTCTATACGGAAAATAAAACGAAGGGGTTGATCCCCTTCTTTTTTTATGCTATAATATAAGGGTCAGAGAAATACTGACTGCGGTTATGCCCTTTGGTAGGTTCAGCATAAGCGGCTATAGGAATCTGCCACTAATAGTATAATTGATTATGGACAGATCCAAATTAAAACTGATGGTTCGTAACTTAGAATTATTGGTAGATGACATAAAGGCAGAGGTCTTTTCTGATGTGGAAGCATATGCACAAACATCAGTTGAACCTGAACTGCCAGACTATGATGAAATTTTTGAGGATGACGACTAAGTTATGACAGTACATTTAATTCGTATGTGGTCAGGTGAAGATGTAATCGCTGACATTGTTGAAGATAAAGGTGATTCAATTGTAATCACTGATCCAATTGTTGCGGTTCCTGCTCAAACAGAGGGAAGAATTGCATTTGCACCTTGGTCTCCCTTACTTGAAAAGGATAAGATTGAGATTACTAAAAAGTATCTTGTATATATTGGTAATCCTCAAGCACAAATTATCGAACAATATAATACTATGTTTGGTAAGATCTCAAACCCAACTAAAAAATTAATCATATAAAATGACTGTAAGACTTATTAGTGTTACTCCTGATGCAGAGAAAACGATGGCACATATTGCCAGAGTCTCTAATCCAAACAACCAAGATAATCCAAACTATTCTGGATTATTAAAGTATTGTATTAAGCATAACCATTGGTCTGTTTTTGAACAGTCATCAATGACACTTGAGATTGAGACTACTCGTGCAATTGCTGCACAGGTATTAAGGCATCGTAGTTTTACATTTCAAGAATTCTCACAGAGATATGCTGATAGTAATCTTTTAGGAACTATCGAATTACCAGAACTACGTAAACAAGATAAAAAGAATCGTCAGAATTCTACTGATGATTTAGATCCCAAACTCGTAGACACATTGAACAGGCAGATGAATACTTTATTCAGTTCTGCTTTATCTCTTTATAATCAAATGCTAGAGGACGGTGTTGCTAAAGAGTGTGCTAGAATGGTATTACCACTTTGCACTCCTACAAGAATCTATATGACTGGTTCTTGTCGTTCTTGGATACATTATATCAATCTAAGATCAGCACACGGAACTCAAAAAGAACATATGCAAATTGCTGAAGCATGTCGCAAAGTGTTTACCGAACAGTTTCCTGCAGTATCCGAAGCCCTTGAGTGGGTCTAAATAACTTTACAAAACTTAAACACTTATGCCTACTTATCCTGTTAAAAATTTAAAGACTGGTGAACAAAAAGAATTATCTATGTCTATGAAAAAGTATGACGAATGGAGAAAAGAAAATCCAGACTGGGACAAAGATTGGTCTCAAGGTTCTGGAGGAGTGGTTAGAGGAACTGGAGACGTTTACTCAAAGTCTGATGGAGGATGGAATGAAGTTCTATCTAAAGTAGGTCAAGTTCCAGGTTCAAACGTAAAACCACAAAAAACAACTCACTTCTAATATGCCAGCAAAGAAAAGAAACGGGAACGGAAACTCTTCGGGAATTGGTAGCATGAGTGCTAAACAACTCAAAAGGAAGAAACCGATTCATACTGATGCAATGGTTGATATTAAACCATTGACTAAGAATCAGGAGAAATTTTTTGAATCCTATGGAGAGGGTAAGAATGTATTTGCATATGGATGTGCAGGTACAGGTAAGACTTTCGTAGCATTATATCTTGCTCTTAGGGATGTTCTAGATCAGTTAACTCCATA